TGCACCACTGTACCTGATTATGGTGCAACAGTAGACAGCAGGGATAACTCTATGCTGTATTATCCTGCTTGGAGAAACGTGCATGGCGTAACGCCTATTGTGCCAACTCATTCAGGGGGGTATCGTAATACGTTAGTATTCTACCCATTAGCAAATTTCCCGAAGGTGTAAGATGAAGTTAGGCAATCAAGGAGATGGCGGTGGTAGACCAATTATTGAGTTTACCTCTGACCAAATAACGCAAGTCGAAGCATTAGCCGCAGTCCTTACGAAGGGACAAGTCGCTGATTATTTCAACATATCTGAGACTACTTTAAGGGCTATTGAAGAAAGACAGCCAGAAGTTTCTGACGCTTATAAAAAAGGAAGAGTTAGACAATGCGCTAGTATGGGGTCAAACCTTATACAATTAGCAAAATCAGGCAATGTGGCGGCTAATATTTTCTATCTTAAAACCCAAGCAGGGTGGAAAGAACAAGAGTCTGAAACTCAAGAAATACCTGCAATCAATATCGTGGTGGATGGTCGTGCAATTAACGCTCCCGCAGAGTGAAATATTTGTTAATCGGTCTCGTTTTCGCACAATCGTTGCAGGGCGAAGATTTGGCAAGACGTTCTTTTGCATTGGCGAGATCATGCAGTCAGCTATCAGCGGAAAGAATCGCAACGTCTGGTATGTCGCTCCTACCTATGGGTCGGCTAAAGAAATCGCTTGGGATATGCTAATAAACACAATCCCTTTTGAGTACATATCTAAGACTAACGAAAGCTCATTAACTCTCAGGCTAATTAATGGCTCTGTCATATCGCTTAAAGGAGCAGAAAAGCCAAACAATCTAAGAGGTCGCGCACTCGATTTTGTCGTGCTTGATGAGTTTGCAGATATGCGACCCGAAGCATGGTATGAAGTGATTAGGCCAAGTTTGAGTGACCGTCAGGGTTCTGCCGTCTTTATTGGGACACCAAAAGGGAGGAATCACTTTTATGATCTGTGGGCTAAAGGCATGGATGGGGCTAATGATTGGTCTAGCTTTCAGTATACAACCTTACAAGGCGGCAATGTCCCTCCAGAAGAGATTGAAGCGGCTAGAAACGACCTAGACGAGCGAACTTTTAATCAAGAATATTGCGCGGAGTTTGTGACATACAGCGGTTTAATATATTATGGCTTTAGTAGGGAACTCTCTGTGTTTGATTGCTCCGATAATGGTGGCACTATACACATAGGGATGGACTTCAATTTAGATCCCATGTCAGCCGTAATATGCATTCGTAAAGGCGAGAAGCTGTATGCATTTGACGAGATTGTCATGTATGGGTCGAATACTGATGAGATGGTTGCGGAAATTAAAGACCGTTATCCAAATCGTGAGATAATTGTATATCCTGACCCCGCATCAAGACAGCGCAAGACTAGCGCAGGTGGTCGTACAGATTTGTCGATCTTACAGAACGGTGGATTCATGGTGAAAGCCAAGAATAGTCACGCTCTGGTTAGAGATAGAATTAACGCAATGAACAGTCGCTTGCTTTCTAGCAGTGGCGATAGACATTTGTTTGTTAGCCCTAAGTGCAAGCACACAATTAAAAGTTTAGAGCGTCAGACATACAAAGAGGGAACGAGCATACCGAATAAAGACGGATTCGATCACATGAATGATGCGTTCGGTTATTTGGTAGAATACTTGTTCCCTGTTAGGACTGAATACGATACACCGCAACCAACTAGGTGGACTTGATGAATATAGAAAAAACACACCCTGAATATGACTCACATTGGCAACGATGGGAATTTTATCTCAGATCATATATGGGTGGTCAGGATTATATTGATGGCAAATATCTAACTCGCTACATCAATGAAAGCGATGAAGAATATAAGCGCAGATTACAATTAACACCAATGGACAACCACTGTAAGAACATTGTCCACATCTATTCTAGCTTTCTATGGCGTGTACCTCCAACACGTAACTACAATTCAGCGGCTAACAGCCCCGCTCTTGAATCCTTTCTAAAAGATTGCGACCTTGAAGGGCGTAGTTTTAATTCGTTTATGCGTGAAGCGCAAGTGTGGTCAAGCGTATACGGTCATGTCTGGTTAATGGTAGACAAGCCCAAATCAAACGTAGGAACAAAAGCTGACGAAATGGCACAAGACATTCGTCCCTATGTGAACATCTACACCCCCGAAAATGTACTTGATTGGCAATTTGAAAGAACCCCAAGCGGTAGATTTAAACTGACCTATATGCTGATTAAAGAATTGGTCGAGATTATAGATGATGAAGAGATTTGCTATTATCGCGCATGGTACGAAGATAGTATCAAGTTGTACCGCGTAGTAGATGGCAAAGAAACCCTTGTTGAAGATGAAATTAATCCGCTAGGTGTTATCCCTGCTATATTCTTACCTGCTCAACATTCAATGGTTCGCGGTATTGGAGCAAGCGATCTTAGTGATGCCGCTTACATGCAGAAAGCTATCTATCAGGAACTCAGCGAGATAGAACAGCTTATTCGTATATCCAACCATCCGACCTTGGTCAAGTCATACGCTACTGACGCTAGTGCGGGTGCGGGCTCAGTTATCAATATGCCTGACGATATGGATGCAAGTCTCAAGCCGTATCAGATACAGCCAAGCGGCCAAAATCTTGATTCTGTTCGCAACGCCATTGATGACAAAGTTGAATCTATTAACCGTATGAGTCACATGGGAGCAGTGCGCGGCACTCAAGCAATTACTCAATCAGGCGTAGCAATGCAGACAGAGTTTCAAATGCTCAATGCGAAGCTATCAGAGAAAGCTGACATTCTTGAACTTGCCGAAGAGCAGTTGTGGTTTCTGTTTTGCCAGTGGCAGGACATTACTCCAGATGTTGAAATCTCATATCCTGATGCGTTTGACCTCAGAGATTATGATAAGGAATTAATGTTCCTACAGCAGTTGCGTTCTACTGGCGTAAAGTCGGTAACAATGGCGCAAGAGATAGACAAAAAGATTGCTGATCTAATCCTTGATGACGAACAACTAGCGAAAGCCCATGTTGAGATTGAAGCGGGCGCACAGGTGCTAGGCCAATTTAACGCGCAGGAAGAAGAGACAGAAGTCTAATGGCAACTGACGTTGACCACGTTGAAGAACTTGCAAGGTTAGCCGCATTACATCAGGCGCGTTTGGAAGAAGCGTTAAGGGTGCTTGAGGATAGGATAGCTGACCTGCTCGCTACTGCTCCATTGAAAGACGGCAAACTGTTTGATCTTGAGTGGGCAATTAAAGCAAGAGCAGAAGTGCGTCTGGCGATAGAGACTGAATACCTAGTAACCGTCGATAAGATTGTTAGGGAATACAGTATAGTAGCCGCCTCTGCCGCTGAAATGCTATCTACCTATGGGGCATTTACTACAGTATCCCCTGCTGTGATTGCTCAGTTGCAGAAACTCTCATTTCAGGGCTTTGAAGACATAGGGCAAGAATATCTTGATGTCATTTCTAAAGAAGTTTATCAAAATACCCTAACAGGCAGAGCGTTCTCAGAGAGCGTTAAAACCGTCAAGCAAGCCGTTGGCGGCAACATGGCACGTTACGCTAAACAGCAAGTCCACGACTCTCTAATGCAATTCGATGCTTCTGTGAACGTGGTTATAGGCAAGGAAGCGGGCGCAACCAAATGGAAATACGTTGGTAGGCTTATTGAAACAACCAGACCATTCTGCAGAGAGCATGAGGGTCAAGTATTTACAGATGAAGAAATAGAATCAACGTGGGCGGGTTCTTGGGCGGGTAAAGCGTCAGGCGACCCATTTATTGTTCGTGGTGGTTACAACTGCGGACACCAATTTAGACCAGTATTTGATGGAGAAGAGTAATGCCAAAAGGTAAAGGAACATACGGTAGTAAAGCAGGGCGACCCAAGAAGAAGAAGCCAAAGAAATAGCCCCCGAAGGGGCGGTTAGTTTAATTGTTTCTGATTGCTTCACCAACTTCTACGCTATGTTTGTCATATAGTGGAGAGTCTTCAAAAGCAACGGTTAATTTTGCGTTCTTGTACATGTCTGACTTTAATTCACGGACGGCAATATCATAACCA